AGTGCAAATACAGCATCAGGCATTATTAATCCTGTATTAGCAGCAGGTATACCTTATATAAATGCAGGACTTAATGCAAGTGGACAATTGTTCTTTGAACACACTGCTGGCGGTGATATTGTAATAGATAAAGGTTCTAATATTGCTAATGCTGGTATTTCAACATCCGGCACAAATATTCATGCAGATCCTACTGGTACAGCCAATGTGTTTGTAATTAGCAATTGGGCCCCAATTGAAGATACAGATTATTATGTTGATAGTGCAGCACCAACTGTAAGTCCAGAAAACGGAACTCGTTGGTATTACAACACTCCAAGCAGAGTTGATGTATTAATTAATAACGGCAGTGCTTGGGTAGGGTATAAAACACTAACTAATGATGTCCGTGGTTATGATTTAAGTTTAACAGATCCCAACGGTGTAATTATTAGCAGTGTTGAACCAACTGAGCAATCAGATGGTACTGTATTAGAGTATGGTGATTTATGGTTAGACACTAGTGATCTAGAAAATTATCCAAAAATGTATCGTTATCAAAGTGTGAACGCTACAGACACTTGGATACAGATCAATAATACAGACAATACAAGTATAAATGGCATTTTATTTGCTGATGCTCGTTGGGCCACTGACGGTGATACAGATCCTATAACAGATGATATTCCTACAATTGTATCATTGTTAGAAAGTGATTATGTAGATTTAGATGCACCAGATCCTGACTTATATCCAAGAGGTATGTTGTTGTTTAATACCAGAGCAAGTGGATATAATGTAAAAGAATATAGATCTAATTACTTCACAACAGCAGCTTATCCTGGCGAATCATTACCCACTGTTGTATCAAGTTGGGTAAGTGTAAGCGGATATGAAGCTAGTGGTGTTGTTCCTAATTTTGGTAGAAAAGCACCAAGAGGAGTGGTAGTTGCAGCCTTAAAGAGTGCAATGGATAGCAGTGAAGCAATTAGAGAAGATAACAACTTCTTTAATATTATTGCTTGCCCTGGATATCCAGAATTAATGCCAAACATGGTTGCACTAAATGAGGAAAAAGATAATACTGCATTTGTAGTGGGTGACACTCCATTTAGACTAGCTGCAACAGGTACAGATATTCAAGCTTGGGCAACTAATTCTAATGGTGCCACTGCAACTGGGGAAGAAGGTCTAAATACCACAAGTCCATATGTTGGGGTGTATTATCCCAGTGGCCAGACTACTGATCCATTTACTGGAGTACCAGTAGTTGTTCCTCCAAGTCATGTAGTGTTAAGAGCATTAATTAAGAATGACACAGTTGGTTATCCCTGGTTAGCGCCTGCTGGTACTCGCAGAGGATTAATAGACAATGTGAGTGCAATAGGTTATATTGATGGTCAAAGTGGTAGATTTATTAGTGTTGGTATAAATCAAGGCTTACGAGACATCATGTATGAAAACAAAATTAACCCATTAACAGTATTGCCAGGAACTGGCTTATTAATTTATGGTCAAAAGACATTATCTGCTACACCAAGTGCATTGGATAGAATTAATGTTGCAAGGCTAACAAATTATTTAAGAACACAACTTAATATTGCAGTTAGACCGTTCTTATTTGAACCAAATGATCCTATTACTAGAAATGCTGTAATTGCTATTGTTTCTAGTATATTAAATGATCTAATTGCTAAACGAGGTATTACTGATTATCTAGTAGTGTGCGATACAACAAATAATACACCAACTCGTATAGCACAGAATCAGTTATGGGTAGATGTAGCAATTCAGCCAACTAAGGATGTTGAGTTTATATATATTCCAATTAGGCTCAAGAATCCTGGCGAGATCCAAAGTGGTAATTTAGCATCGGCGGCGGCCGTTGGAACAGGAGCATAATAATATGGCACAATCTTCATTAAAAAACTTTACAGTATACTTAGGTGGTAACCAAAGTGCCAGCACTGAAGGTATACTTATGCCAAAACTCAAGTTTAGATATAGGGGAACCTTTCTAAACTTTGGAGTAACTAATCCTAAAACAGAACTTACAAAACAATTAGTTACTTTTGCTAGACCAAATGTTAATATGAACCCTGTTACTATACCTGTGTATAATAGTATGATTTACCTAGCAGGTAGACCAACTTGGGAACCAATACAAATTGTCTTACGAGACGATGCTGGTGGTAATGTAAGCAGACTGGTTGGCGAACAATTACAAAAACAATTCGATTTCTTAGAACAAGCTAGCGCAAGTTCAGGTATTGATTACAAGTTTGTAAGCAAACTAGAAATGTTAGATGGCGGAAACGGCACAGTTGAACCAGTAGTTTTAGAAACTTGGGAATTATATGGTTGCTTCTTGGCCACAGTGAACTATGGTGATGCTGATTATGGCAGTAATGATCCAATGACTATCACTTGTCAAATTAGGTTTGACAATGCTTTACAAACTTCTAACCCAGGTGGTGTAGGTACTCCTGTACCAAGAGAAAGAGGTAGAACAATTACTGGCTAAAGTAATAAGAAAAACCTTAAAAGCTCGCTCAGCGAGCTTTTTTTATGACTAAATAAATTTATGGCCTCACTATATAATGCAGATTTAAAACCAATTGGTTCAAATGTAAAAACACAACCATATCAACATGCTACTAGACTTTTTGTGGCAGATAATTTACGCCTTGCTCCTAAACAAAGCTTTTTATATTATGTTGTACTGAATATAAACCAAAGTGTAACAGCAGGGTTAACAAGTATGATAGGTGCTAGTACTAATGCAATTAGCAGCCAAAGTATATTTGAACAATATGAAGCTGGGCTAATGATAAAAAGAATAGATCTCCCTAAATTTTCTATTAGTAATAAAACTTATAATGCTTATAATAGGAAAAATATTGTTACAAATGCTATTAGTTATGATCCAATTAGTGTATCGTTTCATGATGATGCAGCAGATGTAGTGAATAAATTTTGGAATGATTATTATACCTATTACTATAGAGACAGTGACTATAATTCAGAATTATATGGTGTACCACATAAGTATGATTCAAGACTAAGATCTAAGTGGGGTTTTACCCCAATTAATAGACAATTAATACCGTTTCTTAGAGATATTCAGATTTTTAGTTTACACAATAAACGATTTACTGAATATAAACTAATTAATCCTATTATAACTGCATGGCGTCATGGCACACATGACTCTGCATCTAATAATGAAACAATGACAAATTCCATGACCATTGCTTATGAAACAGTAAAATACAGAGTAGGTACTGTAAATCCTGTTGATGTAAATGGGTTCAGTATATTACATTATGATACTACTCCTAGTCCAATTAGTACTAGCACAACTAACATCTATAGTGGAGCAGGACTAATTGGTGCAATAGGCACAGCAGGTAGTCAAGATTTAGCAAGGCCAGACGGGCAAGGAAGTGGCAGAGGGCTATTTAGTGATATACTTGGTGCATATAATTTATACAAAAATATTAAAAATATAGATTTTAGATCAGCAGCACAATTAACAATTGGACAATTTGGTGCTAGTGCTATAAATGGTGCATTAAATGGCAGTTTGACTGGACAAATTTTTCCAACTGCAGGTGGCACTCCTGGTTTCGGAGTCGGTGGGTCAAGTGTAGTAGGAACAAATCCAAGCATTGGTAATAGTCCGTATCCTAACTCAGTACAAACAACAGTGGGAGGAGCAACTACTACTTTAGCAACTGGGGCAGCGATTAGTGTTGGTGGAGCAGCTATATCACAAGCACAAGCTGGCGTAGAACGGGGATTACAAACAGATACAGTGCAAAATTCACCTTTTGGCCCTACAGTTGGACAATTGGGTGCAGGTATATTTGGAATACCATTTAATGCACAGACTGGACAGCCCAATGTTGGGTCCAACCAAGTTTTAACTTTACAAAATGGTACTTTTGTTCCTAGTACATTTAGTTTAACATCTAATGGTTTTAATCCAGGCAATGTGAATCAGAATTTAGCAAAACCCCCAGAAATTTTTAACGGACAATCTGGCTATCCAGTTACTTTAAGAAGTTATGCAGATGGAAGTAGTGTAGCTTTTGATAACAACAATAATGTTCTATACACAATTCCTGCAGGATCACAAGCTTATACTCCACAACAATTAGATCAAATAAATGCAAATGCTATGAGATCATTAAATGTCAATGTTGAAACTGGGACTAGATTTATTACTGATCCAAATACAGGCGTAGTTACAGCAGTAGGTGGAACAACTGCAGTAATAAGTAATGGTATTTCCCAGACATTGGGTGCAGTTGGTGGTGTTCTAGCTGGACAGAAAGTATATGAAACTTTAGCTAAAACAGGATTAGGTAAATCATTCTTGGGGCAAATAGTGGCTGGAGGAATAAGTGCAGGAGCAACCGCCGGTATTTATAGAGCTACAAATAATTTATTACAGCCTATTGTAAACACTGGAGTTGGCGCAATAGGTCAGGTATTTGATTCAGCAACAAGAAGTATAAGAAATTTAACCAGCACTTGGAGTGGAACAGGCGGATACGATCCCAAAAATCCTACTGTAAATTTAACATCCAAAGTAGAAAATCCAGATGGCTCTATAAGTTACAATTATGTAGATGGGACACAGCGTACAATTGATTTAGAAGGAGTTCAAACAGTTACTAAATCAGGCAATAATGCAGGACCTGGTGGATTTTGGGGCGATGACGAATCTTATGTTGCAACAAGTCCTGCAGGTGCTCCAATTGTTGACAGGAATTTTAATTCTGATCAAACTGTGGAAGCCGATATACAAAGTGCGAATTTAAGTTCATACGATGTAAGTTCTG